TACTGATGTCGTAGGCTACTTTGCCTTTGTATATTATTTCCTTATCGATTTTGTAACACCATAGCTTTTCCCTCTCCTCTTCTGTGTAGAGCTTGTTTCGGTAGTATGTTGGCATTGCCATTATTAGGCCGGACGGAGTTTTGTATCGTTCATCGGTTTTGTCTCCTCTGAACTCGTTGCGCTTCGCGTCAATACGTTTCTCGTATCCGGCCCCAATACCTTTACTGGTGAATATTTTTCCCATGAAACCCGGATGCGTAGGATCAATTTTCGTCACGTATTTGACAATATAGTTTATAGTTTTTTCATTTACATATTCTCCTAAATCTACCCATCCGTAGCTCCATATTTTTTCTATTTCTTCTTTTGTTTTGTTTGTCCATAGGATTCCGTGCAAGTGCACCCGTTCCGTGGAGCGTTCCCACGGGTATTTTGCTTTGTGGCCCAATTCCACTATAAGCCAGTGTTTGATTCCTTCTTTGTGTTTTTTGTACCACCTCTTCCGAAACAGCTCTACCGCCCTACTTGCTACCTCATTTGCTTCTGTTTCTTCGAATTCTTCCAGCGCTTCGTCGCTGAACGTCAGTGTTGCAAATTTGTCCGTAGGATTTTTGCGTAGTTCTTCGTTTAGTCTTACTCTCCATTCGTTTGCCTTCTGTTTTCTGCATTCTGAGCATTTCCCGCATGCCGCAGGGATGGCTAATACGTGTTGATTTGGTGCATCTGGCACAAACCCTCCATTTTTTGCGTTTGGCCGATATTTTGGATTTGGCATTATTTTGGTATGTAGACACATTCCTCGATCCGTTTTGCCCCGTCAAAACGGGAGAGGGACTACCCGCCAGGCGAAGCCGAATAGGCGGGTAATGGAAATCCTCTTTGTTGTTACCAGAAACGGAGAGGAAAGCTTGGCTTTCCTCCCCTAAAATACTATTCTTTGCGATTGGTTGTTGTTGTGAACGACTCTCCCTTGAATCTTCCAAGTTCATCGTAGTTTTTTGTTGACGTGATCGTCGTACTTTTCCCTTTGAGTTTTTTGGTTGCCTCTTTGGCTGCTGTCATTCCGTTTTTGACTAGTGCGCCCGCTCCGATCGTTCCTGCTACGGCTCCGGTTACTCCGATGCCCAGTTCTATCCATTGTTTGGCTGTCATTTTCACGCCGTATTTGTGTTCGATATCCATGCGACTGGTTTCTGAGTTCAGTTTTGTGGCTGCTGCTACGATTGCTTGGCTGTCTGCGTTTTTGATTGCTACCTCCAGTTCTTTCCAATATCCCTTCACCTTTTCGTTGGTGAGCGCTGCTTCTGCTGCTAGGCATACTTTTCGTTGCTCCTCAGTTCCGGTTTCTGCGACCACTTTCAATACGCTCGCCGCTTTCGATGCGGTTCCAATTGCTTTACTGATGATCTCGTAGTTTCCGTACATGTCTTCCGTTGCGTTCAGTTCTCCGTCTTCGCTTGGCGTTGTTACATCTTCGAATTGCTTTCTTAGGTTCTCTATCCAGCTTAGCCTACCTTCCCAGAATTCCCTGTGCGCTTTTGCGTTTCTCAGTATATTCTCCGTTTCCGTTAGCGCTTCGGTGTAGAGGGATTCTTTTCCAACTTTTTCCGCTTCCTTCTTTTTGAGCTCGATTTCTGCGTCTTTTAGCTGGATATCTTTCGCCATTGATGTTTGTTGCAACGCTAGTGCTTTTCGCTGGTTTTCCACCTCCATTAGCGCCGCTGCGTTTGCTGCTTGTCCTGCTACTGCTCCACCGGTGTCTGCTTTCGGTGCTCCTGACATTGCGCCCGCACCTCCGCCGCTTCCGTTTCCGCCGTACATTAGCCCTACCGATAAGCCTGCTTCCTCCATTTGTTTCACCATTGCTTTGTAGCTTTGGTCTTCGTATGATCTATTGTACATTGCTAGTTGCCGCTCGTAGGCATTTTCGGCCGCTTTCTCGCCGTATTCGTAGTTGAGCTTGACCGCCTGTTCGTTGAGCTCCTTTTGCGCGTTTTTTTGGGCCTCTATGGCTTTTTTCTGCCTTCTGGCTGCTCCGATACTCCCTAGCAATCCCAATCCGGTGCCTATCGCTCCGGAAATTCCGGTACTTACTGCGTTTTCTCCGATTTTATCCCAGTCCATAGTCTAAATGTTTGATTTGTCCACCTCGATTTCTCTTGAAACCCCTTTTTTCGGTCGTTTTTTCAAAAAACGACGAAGTATACCTATACTTGTTATATTAGTATAATCGTCTACCATTACATTTCTGTTTAAAAGGTCGAATTTTTGGGATTTCATGCCATTCTTCACAGGCTCTATTCTCCTACTAAATCCGACCTTTTAAGTAGCGATTTATACCTCTGCCTTTCGGCTATCGAGTTTCGTTTGTTTCATCCCCTTCCGTTGTCTCTCCTCCTGTTGTGCTGTTTGGGTCAGAGTATGACAGCTGGATTCCTTTTTCGAGTGTCTCCATTGCTTCTCTTGCAATTTCGAATCGGTCGGTTCGGATGTCATATTCAGGTTTTACTCCGTCTCTTTTTTCTGTGTAGGCTATCGTCCATGTTTTTTCGTCTCCCTCTTCTTCGTCGACTTTTCCGCCTTTCATTTTTCTACGGAGCTTTACTTCGAGCGGCTCGGCTTCGTAGAGGTTGTTGATTTGGATTTTTGATTTTGGATGCTGTACTGTTGGTCTTCGTGTCATGGTTGTTCGGTTTGTTTGTTTTTTAGAGAGACCTGCCTCCCCATGGGGAAGCAAGTCTCGTTTTTTGTTCTATAAGTTCGGAATTTGCTTTGCCGACATTACACGTCGTGCGGTCACGTTGAATGCAATTTGGCTCCACAGATTTTTTGCCGACAGTTCTGCGTCTGCGAATGCTACGTTGAACATTGTCGGGTCTATATACGTTGTTGCGTTGGTTACTTTTCCTACTCCGGTTGTTACTTCGTATTCATATACCCGGTTGAACGACATCCAGTCGAGTGAACCACCTACTGCAAAATCTCCGTATGTTTCATTTACGTCGGTCATGTACTCCTGCCACGACACCTGTTTTCCTACCGAATGGTAGGTAGGTGACCCTCCTGCCGGTGAAACTGTGTCGATTGCGCAAAATTCGTCTGTGATTAATTCTTGGAATCCGATTGCATCGAGGTTCGGTTTATGCAGATCGTCCATCGTTTCTAGTCGTGTCCACCATTTATTACCTTGGGAGTAGTCAACTCTTGGCACGTAGCTACTCAGAGCCATGATGAGTGACGGTTCTTCGCATTTGATTCGAAGGCTTCGTCCACCTTTTTTGTTGGTTTCTACGCCTCGCCCCGCCAGTGTTCCCAGCGGTTCGTCTTTTACGCTACTGTTGCTTACTACTTCCGAGAAGACGATCTCGTAGCTTGCTCCGCCCATGTAGACAGGGCTTTCTGCCATTCTTGCTACTCTTACTCCGTATACAGCCTCTTGCCAGTCGTTGTACGATCCGCCACTTATGGCCACTCGGTTCAGCATATCGAAAATTTTCTTTTGAAGGATCAATGCATCCATCGATAGTTTGTTGTTGGCTATTTCGATTGCTGTAATTTCGTTTATCCCGTTTGCTCCGTCGATCCATTCCGTTGACAGCCAGTTGTTGAAACGGTCAGACAGGAAGGTTCTCAGACCGAGGCCTGCTTGATTGAACCAACTTGCGTTCCCGGTAAATACTCCTCCTCCATTGTTGTTGTTGACTGCGTTGTACGAGTAGGAATATGGTGCTTGTGGGATTTCGCTGTTCATATCCAGCGGCGTATCGTATTCTGCTGCTTTTTTCAGGATCGTCATTCTTGCGTCGTCGATTCCGTTCAGTCCGAATTCATTGATTTGGATTGAATCCCTTGAAATTTGATACGAATCAGCGTCTACGGTAGTCGATATTTCAGCGTCGTTGCCTGTTCCAGTTTTTGGAGAGAGTTTTAGCTGTTTGCTTTTTTCGTCCCATTTGATGTTCCAATCGGATTCATTCCATTTGTACAGCTTTTTGGTGGCTCTGTCTTTGTACAGTACAACGTTCTCGATTACGGTTTTCCACGCTTCCTCCATACTGTCTGCTTTTGGTGCGGTAGCTACCAGTACGACAGGGGAGGCTGGTGTTGCTCCTGCTTTGCTTCTGATTTCGTAACTTTTATCCCATGTTCCACTTGAACCTTGCGCCAGCACATTGTGTACTACTGAGTCGCTGTATAAAGCCAGGTATGTTACTTTTCCGGCCGACCCTCCGATGACATATCCGATGCCTTCTTGTTTGTTTGCATAGTAGTTTTTGTAGGTGTCCCAGTATCCGAGTACAAACAACCCATGCGTTACTTTTTGCACCATTGAACTCGATATTGTCGGTGTTGCTGATTGCCCGATTCCACGCACGCCCAGGTATGCCAGCAGTGAATCCTGCGATATTTGTTGAATGTTTACGTGCGTGTCAATATTTGTTGCTGGCGTTCTTGATTGTACGGAGAATGTCGGAAATTTGACATCCTTCATATTCAGACCAATTCCGAGCATGTTGTTGTGCAATGCCCCTACGTACAGTCGGATCGGGATTACGAACACGTCGATTTGGTGTTTCATTGATGCGAAGATTGGCCCGTTTGTTGGCAGCGTTCTTGTTTTTGCCTCTATATCGATGTAGAACGTTGTTCCTGTTGTTCCGATCTGACACCATACCGGTACGATTGTTCCGATTGCTTGGTCGGTGCGCGTGATCTTTGATACATTGTGACTGCTCCGTCCGAATCCGTGCAGCTCCTGTGTCATTTTTCGGCCTGACCCCAGTCGGTCACCGCCGAGTGTTTTCTTTACTCCCATGATTTATTCTTCTTCTTCTGTTTGGAATCTGAATTTACTTTGATTGTTGACAATCCATGCTGCCATTGTCCAGATCAGCTCCCAGGGTTTTTCTTTTACGTAATCTTCCGCGGCTTCTTTTGTTACGAAATCGTACGGCGTGGCGATCATGTTTCCGATTACGATTTTCCATCCCTCCTCTTGTTTTACGATCGCGAATGGCGTGTTTTCGATTATCTCGTATTTTTGTCCGCTATCAGAAGAGTCTAAGTTGTTCTGCGGCTCTTCCGTGAATTTGAACTCGGACGATTGTGTGGAGTCGTCTTTGATCGTCGACTCGTTCCCATTGTTTGATTGTTTCTTTTCTACTGTACTCATAGCATTCGATTTGTTGATGGTCATACATTACTCCGTCTTGATCTACATAGCATGTTGGCATGTAGTAGGTTTTAATTTTTGATTGTTTTACCCCATTGCTCATACTTGATGATGATACTGTCTCCTGTTGCCGTGTTGTAGGCCGATTGCACTACTTTGTGGTTCACACTACATCCTGTCGTCCCGAATAGCATCGCTGCAATTGCTGCTGCTGCTGCCACCAATACCAGCGCTTTCCCATACGGCGACAAGTTCTTGATCCAATTCCAAACTTTTGTCCATTCCATAACTTTTGAGTTTTGATTTGATTTTTTCGATTTGAGCTTCGAGTATCCAAAGCTCGTTTGTTTTCTCTCTTTTTACAATCTCAAGTTGAATCCATGCTCGTTTCAATTGATTGGTTACTTGTTCTCGTGCCATAATGTTTTTTTTTAGAATCTGTCGCGAATGTAATCTATTTTTTCGTCTAATACAAGCTTACCTCCTTTCTTGGCGTATATTTCCTTTCTCCATGGCTGCCTTGGATACCCGTCTCGTTCGTCCATTTTCCGCATGTATTCTTCTGCCTTATAGAGACTTCTCTGTCCTTTACGCGTACTGATGTCGTAGGCTACTTTGCCTTTGTATATTATCTCCTTATCGATTTTGTAACACCATAGCTTTTCCCTCTCCTCATCTGTGTAGAGC